TATAGTAATGTTTCAACAGGCTCGAATGATACGTATTCAGATGTTGCAACTGGATCAAATACAAGTTATACTGACGCTGCATAGGAGATAAAAATTTATGGCATCTACATACACACCTTTAGGGGTTGAACTTCAGGCAACTGGTGAAAACGCTGGTACATGGGGGACTAAAACTAATACTAATTTACAACTCATAGAACAAATTACTGGTGGGTTTACTACACAAGCAGTATCAGATTCTGGAGATACAACACTATCAGTTTCAGATGGATCAACTGGTGCAACTCTTGCACACAGAGTAATAGAATTTACTGGAACAATTTCAGCATCAAGAAATGTCACAATACCATTAGATGTTCAAACTTTTTATGTATTAAAAAATTCAACAAGTGGATCACAAAACGTAGTATTTAAATATGTGTCAGGATCAGGAGACAGTATAACTCTTGCTCCAGGTGCAGTAAAAATGGTTTATGCTACAGCGAACGATGGCACTAATCCAGACATTGATGATACAGGATTTATAACTGCATCATCGACAGATACTTTAACAAACAAAACTTTAACTTCACCTAAAATTGGAACTTCGATTTTAGACACTAACGGAAATGAATTAGCTTTACTTACAGCTACAAGTTCAGCAGTTAACGAATTTACAATAGCAAACGCTGCAACAGGCGCTGGACCAACTCTTTCATCTACTGGTGGTGATTCAAATATTGATATTAATATAACTCCAAAAGGAACTGGAGATGTTGTTCTTGCAGGTGATACAGTAAAAGTCGGAGACTCTGGTGCAGCAGCTACATTAAGTTCAAACGGTGCTGGAGCACTAACAATAACAACTGGTGGGACAGAGGACCTAGTTTTAAGTACAAATTCAGGAACCAATTCAGGTACGATAACAATCACTGATGGCGCTAACAATAACATAACTCTTCAACCAAATGGTACAGGAGATGTTGTAGCCGCTGCTGATACATTAGTAGTTGGAGACAGCAATGCTGATGCAACTATTACTACAAATGGAACTGGAAATTTAGCATTAAGCACAAATAATGGCACTGATTCTGGAGTAATTACAATCGTAGATGCTGCTAATGGTAATATTACTATTACACCAAACGGTTCAGGAAACATTGTTCTTGATGGATTAACTTTTCCAAATGCTGATGGATCAGCAGACACATTCTTAAAAACAAATGGATCAGGTACTTTATCATTCGCAGCAGTATCGGGTGGCACTGATTGGCAAGCAGTTAAGACAGGAAATTATACCGCTTCAGCTGGTGAAGGTGTTTTTGCAAATACAACTAGTGGAGCATGGACTTTAACTTTACCTGCTTCACCATCAATCGGTGATGAAGTTTCTTTTGTTGATTATGCAGGAACATTTGATTCTAATAATTTAACGATTGGAAGAAACGGATCAAAAATAGCTGGAGCTACAGCAGATTTAACAGTTTCAACGGAAAGGGCAGCTAACACTTTAGTGTTTACAGACAGCACTCAGGGTTGGTTGTTAAAGAATAAATAATGGCTGAATACAGAGAAATACACGGAGCAGAAGTAGATAGTATCGCAGGAACTTCTGGAGCGATTGAAGGTGAAATTTTTTATGATTCATCTGCTGATGCTTTTAAACTTGTAACTAATTCAGGAGTTGTTACTCTACAAACAGAATAGGAGTAAATATGGCGGATTATCAATATTGCGTTGCTACTAACACTGGAAAAGGTTTTATAGAAAAAGGAGATTGCAGAAGATTAAAACCAGAAAGTTTTCCTGGTAATCTTTGGAAAATACCTGCAAATTACAAGTTTTCTACAATGTGGATGAACAAAGTATCTGCAACGAGTAAAACTTTAGCTGAAGCACAATCAATCGTTGATGCAGAAGTTGCTCAAAAACAATCAGAATATGATGCTCTTCCTGAAGACGATCCAAGAAAAATAATAAATAATATTTTATATAGAACAAGACCAGGTTCAATAACATTAGAGGAATAAAATAAATGGCTAAATATAATGAATTATTCGGACAATTAGTTCAATACATAGGTTCTGATCCTTCTAATTTAGAAGAAGGAAATGTTTGGTACAACTCATCATCTAATGTTTTAAAAGCTAGAGCATATCAACAAGGCTCATGGTCATCAGGAGATAGTACAAATACAGGAAGAGGATTCATGGGAGGTGCAAGTTATGCAGCCACTAATGCCGCTTTAGGTTTTGGTGGAGATACAGGCCCAGCTAGAGTTGGTAATACCGAGGAATACAATGGTTCTTCTTGGAGTGAACAAAGTGATATGAGTACAGGAAGATCTGCACCCGGTTCTTGTGGCATTCAAACATCTGCTCTTGGATGGTGTGGTTATTCTGGAGGAGGTCTTACCTCGGCAGAAATATATAATGGTTCATCTTGGTCAGGAGGAACTGCTTATCCTGGAAGTGCAAGATATTTTGATGGTGGAGGAACAGGGGTATCAGCCAATTCTGCTTTTTCTTTTGGTGCTCACAATGATGCAGAAGCTTACGAGTGGAATGGTTCATCTTGGTCAGCATCTCCAGATATGCCATCTACTAGAACCTATGCTGGAGGATTTGGAACACAAAATTCTACGTTTATAACAGGAGGACAAACAGCTATATCCACATCTATTACTTATAATGGTTCATCATTTTCATCAGCACCATCTATAAATACAGGAAGACAAAGATTTGGTCACGCAGGCACTAGCGCCTCCGCTGGAGTTATATGGGGTGGATCAACTGATTCTGATTCAGATGTTGAAATTAGAAACACTGAAGATTGGAATGGATCAGCTTGGAGTGAGTCTTCTCTTTTAGCTGTAAAAAGAGATCAGATTTCAAATGGCTCTGGAAGTGCATCATCTGCGATGAATGCTTTTGGAACAATAAGATTTCAACCAAACCCAACTGCAACTGAAGATTATGCAGGACCAGGTGTTGCAACACAAACAGTATCAACGAGTTAATAAATTATGGCAACTTATATACAACTAAGAGGAGTAAAAATACCAGTGGTTTCTTCAGATCCCGCTAATCCAGAAAATGGACAAATGTGGTATAATACTACTAGTGGACAATTAAAAGGTAAATTAAATAGTGGAGTAGTTGTTATTGCCTTTACATAGATCTTAATTAAGATTATAAGTATTTTTAATGACGAAAGAAAAACGAAATATACTTCCTTTAATTGAAAAGGAAACTCCAAATCTCAATAACATTCTTGACCCTGAAGATGTCGAGTCTTTTAAAGATTTAAAACTAGAATTAAAAGATACATGGACTAAAAAACAACAGTTTAGAACTGAAACAGAAATGAGATTTTCTGTATTAAATGATTTTAAACATCCTACAAATGCATCAAAATATTGGCAATGTGTTAGAGAACAAAATACTTATTTAGAAAATTTAATGCTTTTATCATTTGATGCTAGACGTGCTGAGATTAAATTAAAAAAATTAAAACAAAATTTAGAAAAAGAAACAGATCCTTTAGAAAAAGAGTTAATACAAATAGATATAGACGAAAAAGTTTTTGCTATTGCAACTATGCAGTTAACCGCAAAAGACAGAATGAGAGAAATAAAACTTTGGTCAACTTTAAAAAAAGAACTTGATGATGGTACTTTTGATACAAAAGATGTTAATACACATCAATTAGATAGTTATCATGAAGTATATAAAAATAGAGTAGGTAGTTTAACTCCTGGAACTTCTGAAGCTGAAGTATTTAATGCATTAGGACAATTTGAAACTATAGAAAGACAAAAAAGGGAAAAAGGTTTAATAACTAATGGATCAAAAAAACCAAAGTTTCTTGCAAAAAAACCAGAATAAGAAAAAATTATTTTTTCTTATAGGTTATCCAAGATCAGGTAATACTTTACTTACTTCAATATTAAATCAAAATTTAAATATTGGATGCACAGGTAATTCTATTACGTTAGAAATGATGGCAAGATTATATCTTTTAAAACAAGATGAATTATTTAAAAATTTTCCAGATCATCAATCTTACGATAATGTATTACATTCTATCTATGATCTATACTATAGTGATTGGCCACAAAAAATTATTATTGATAGAGGACCAGTAACGACAACAGGTAATATGGAGATGATGAAAGAATGTTTTGGATTAAATTTTAAATGTATAGTTTTATTAAGAGATTTAAAAAATGTTTTAGCTAGTTATGTTAAATGGTTTACAAATGAACCAACTGCGTTTGTAAATAAACATGGTAACACTTTAGAGGAAAAATTAAATTATTTAATGAAACCTGGTGGAGCTATTCATAGACAACATTTAGCTATTGAAAATTCTTACAACTATAAAGATATGTGTTATTACATTAACTATGATGATTTAGTAACAAACACTAAACAAGTTTTTATAAATTTATACAAATTTTTAAATACAAATTGGTATGAACATGATTTTAAAAATATAAAACAATTTAAGAATAACAATGTTTCTTATAATGATAGTGTTATGGGAAAAAATATGCATAAATTAAAACAAGAAATTAAAAAAGAATCTAATAATTATATAGATCAAATACCAGAAAGTATTATTAAAAAATATGCAATTAGAACCTAAATGGAAATCTTTAATAGTTCAAAGTGAAGATCCTGTTTTTACTCCTGAACAATGTTTAGATATTATTAAGACAGGTCGATCACAAGAAAAAGAAACTGCTAAATTAATTAAAGATAATGGCACCGTAAATACAGAAATAAGAACTTCTAATATTTCTTGGATTCCTTTTGATAAATTAACTCCTATGTATAAAAGACTAAAAGATTATATTCATGCAGTTAATAATAATCATTTTGGTTATGAAGGTGTCTGTTTAAATGAAATGGCTCAATACACAGAATATTCAGAAGGATGTTTTTATGATTGGCACATGGATTCTGCATTCTCAGGAGAAAAACAACCTCCTGTTAGAAAAATTTCAATGACCTGTTTGTTATCTCATGAATCTGAATTTGAAGGTGGTTATTTACAGTTAATAAATGAAAAAAGTAGTATTAAATTAAAACAAGGACATGCAATTTTCTTTTCTTCTTTTTTAAGACATCGTGTAACTCCTATAAAAAGCGGTAATAGAAAATCTTTAGTTGTTTGGTTTGGTGGTCCTTCATTTAGATAATGTATAAAGATTTCTTTTTTCCTACTCCTGTATATGTAAAAGATATTGGTTCACCTGAACTTAATAAACATTTAGAAGAAAATATATTAAATTTATCCAAAACTGATCCAGGCATAAAAAAATCTAATAAGAATGGCTGGCACTCTAAAAATGATATTTATAATATGTCAGAATACGAAGAATTAGTTAACTTGTTATTTAAAATGCAAAATGAAATTTTTGAAGAGGAAGGACTAGAACCTAGTCCTTTTATTGGAAATATGTGGGCAAACATTAATCCTAAAGGAGGATATAATACAAGCCATATACATTCTAATTCTTTATGGTCTGGTGTTTACTATGTAAAAACCCCAAACAATTGTGGAAAGTTAGGTATTAAAGATCCAAGAGCCATATCATTAATGACACTNCCAAAATATAATAAACCTTTAAAATCTTATCAATGGAGACAATTTTATTATGAGGCTGTAGCTGGGCGTTGTATAATGTTTCCTGCTTGGTTAGAACATTTTGTCGAGCCTAATCAATCAAACGATCTAAGAATCTCTATTAGCTTTAATTTTTTACAGAGAAAATAATCATTATTTAACGTCTTGCTTGATGAAAAAGGTGTGCTAGTATATAATTATACGTATTTTAATGACATAAAAGATGTTATAGAATGAGGCTATATGCTACAAAAAATAGGATTTCAACCAGGTATCAATAAACAAATCACAGAAACCGGAGCAGAGGGACAGTGGGTTGATTGTGATAATGTTAGATTTAGATATGGTACACCAGAAAAAATAGGCGGTTGGAAACAACTAGGTGGTACAAATGATTTGACTGGAGCAGGGAGAGGACTTCATCATTTTGTTAGTTCTACTTCGATTAAATATTCTGTTATTGGAACAAACAGAATATTGTATGTTTATTCTGGAGGTGTATTTTATGACATACATCCTATTAAAACTACAACAACTCTTTCTAATGCTTTTAGCACTACTAACGGATCAGCAGTTGTTACGTTAACTTTTAGTGGTTCTCATGGTATTGATACTGGAGACATACTATTGTTAGATAATTTTTCTACAATAACTAATTCTAATTTTAGTGCATCTGATTTTGATGATAAAAAATTTATGGTTACATCTGTACCATCAGCTACAACATTAACTATTACAATGTCATCAAATGAAACAGGGTCTGGAGCAACAACATCAGGTGGTATTAGAGTACAACATTATTACCCTGTGGGACCAGCTGTACAAGCAAAAGGTTTTGGTTGGTCACTTGGAACTTGGGGTGGAGAAGAAATTGGAGCAGCTACAACTACTTTAAATGGTGCTTTAAGTGACAACGCTTTTGGAACAGGTGGTTCAGGAACTTCTATAGCTACAACTACTTTAAATGGTGCTTTAAGTGACAACGCTTTTGGAACAGGTGGTTCAGGAACTTCTATTACGGTCGCTGATTCTTCACAGTTTCCAAGTTCAGGTACAAATTTTATTCAAGTGGGCTCAGAAGAAATATCTTACACAGGTGTTTCTGGAAATGACTTAACTGGTATTACAAGAGCAGTAAGAGGGACTACAAGAGCTGCACATAGTAGTGGAGCAACTGTAACAAACTCTACTGATTATGTTGCATGGGGTGAGGCTGCATCAGGTGACTTAGTTGTAGAACCAGGTATGTGGTCATTAGATAATTTTGGAGACAAAGCTATATGTTTGATTCATAATGGAGAAGTTTTTGAATGGAACTCTGCAGCTACAAATGCAACAAATAATAGAGCAACAATTATATCTGGTGCACCAACTGCATCAAGACATATGGTTGTATCTACACCGGATAGACACTTAGTATTTTTTGGAACAGAAACAACTATTGGAACAAAAACCACACAAGATGATATGTTTATTAGATTCTCTGACCAAGAAGATATAAATACTTATACACCAACGGCAACCAATACAGCTGGTACACAAAGACTGGCCGACGGATCACAGATCAGAGGAGCAATCAGAGGTCGTGATGCAATTTATGTTTGGAC